AACCGGAGACAAAGTGACCCGGGCCAGGCCTTTCGCCGCGGCCGTGGCTAATGGGAACGTCCGTGTAGTCAGGGGGTCATGGCTAACCCCATGGCTTGATGAGTTTGCCTCATTCCCCGAAGCCACTGACCACGACGACCAGGTCGACTCCGCAGTCGGGGCATTTACCTATTTGGCCGGCCTCGGTTTGCCTCAGCGAAAGCGGGCGGCTATCATCGTCTGACACGTACTAACCACTGGAGGAACTGTGGGTATTTCAGACGAAATTGCCAATCTGCGTAAAGCGATTATGCACCTTGATGTCGCCATCTCGGCTGAAGCGCCAGGGCTTGATGCCAAGGAAGCGTGCCAGTTGCTTGTGAGCCTTCATGAGGCCAAGGCAGAACTTGGCGTGGTGTATGCCGGCATGGAGAAAGCCGCTGCCGATGCCATGGGCCGGGACGAAGAGATTGTTCTCGACGATGGCTCACGGATTGAGAAGAAGTTCGATCCGGGCCGCAAGGGCTGGAAGCACAAGGACCTGGCCTCTGTGGTGTCGGAAAAATTGTCGATGCTCGCAATTGACATGGACACGGGTGAGGTAGTAATGTCACCCCAAGAGGTCGCAGAGCGGGTTCTTGACTACGTACAGCCTTCATATTGGAGAATCAAGAAGTTGGCTGAACTAGGCATCAATGCTGACAACTACTGCGAACTTGGTGAACCGAAAACAAGCATTGCCGTCAGGAGAGCAAAGTAATGGCTACTAGCAAAAATACGACAGAGACTGAGATCGCGGAGGAATATCCAATAGCGTTCCCAGCAGAAGTGACCAATGACTGGGAGCAGGTTGAGCGCAGGCGCAAGCAGGAGCGTGCGGATAACTCGGCAAAGGCCATGAAGGACCTTTATGAGCCCTTCCACCCCAGCGTCGAACGTCAACTCAAAAAGAGTGGCACTAGCCTGACCTATATCCCCGTCAGCGAAGTCATCACCCGACTCAACCAGGTATTCGGCATTGACGGCTGGAGTTCGGAAATCATCCGCTGCGAGCGCGACGCTCTCGATCCGGATTTCATCGTTGCCCATGTCCGCCTATCGCTGTCGCATTTCGGTGATTTTGGCAACCTACATAAGGACGGATTTGGCGGCCAGAAGATCAAGCGAACAAAGGCCGGCGACATTGTCGATCTTGGCGATGAGTTCAAGGGCGCTGTGTCGGATGCCTTGAAGAAGGCGGCTCAGCAATTCGGTATCGGCCTATACCTTGCCCGATCCGAAGAGGCGCTCAGCATGGAAGCGCAGGCCAGCGCTGATCCAGAACTCGACAACCTGTGGAATAAGTTCATGGACAAAACCAAGAAACTCGACGCCGATGGAAAACTTGCCCTGAAGAATTACTGGGCAAAGATCAGCGGTGGAGCGCCTACGCCCAAGCGTGAGACCGCTACCGCCGACGCCCTTCGTGCGCTCATCGCAGAATGCGCCCTCATCACTACTGGTGGGACATTCGAAGATGAGTTCAGCGAATGAGTTTTAATCCCCCCGAGTACCTTTCGCCATCTTCGCTATCGACATTCAAGCAATGCCCCCTTCGATTCAAGTACACAAAAATCGATGGGGTGCGTGAGCCAGATACCGAAGCAACCGTTCTCGGCTCCTTCATACACGAAATCCTAGAATTCTTATTCGCTCTACCAGCCGACGAAAGAACCTTGCCGGCAGCAAGAGCAATCGCCAATGCGGCGTGGAATGAGAATGGATGGCGCAACCGAGTGATCGGCGTGATTGGCGCAGACGAGACCATCCTGCGTAAATTCAGATGGGATGCCTGGTGGCGCGTCGAAAACTATTTCGGTATGGAAAGCCCATCAGAGATTGAGCCAGTTGGCCTTGAGTATGAAGTGACTGGGGAAATCGAGGGCGTGCGAATCAAGGGCTTTGTTGATCGCTGGTCAGAAGGACCAAACGGGATTATCGTCTCCGACTACAAGACTGGCAAGACGCCCGCCCCAAGGTATAGGGACGACAAGTTCACCCAATTGTTTATTTATGCTCTCATGATCAACCATAAGTTGTCACGAGTGCCGGCATCGGTTGAATTGCTTTACCTAAAGGATGGCACACGCTTGACATCCGAAGTAACCGAAGATACACTGAAATCAACAACAGAAATGCTCATCACCACGAACAACGAAATTATGCAGCGTTGTGAGTCTGGTGATTTTGAATACAAAACATCAAAACTATGTAAATTTTGCACGTTCAAAAGTGTGTGCCCTGCCTGGAGGAAGCAATGAACGACGACGCCTTTGCCCGTCTCGTGGCCGAAGAGGTCAAGAACAATGTCTCTGATTCGCAGAGGCAGTACCTGCTCCTGCCAGAAAACTGGGGCCGCTGGCGCCGGGCATTGTCGGCCCTTGTTGACAACCTGAGTGATCAGTTGACGCGAATTGAGAAGGAAACAGCCGAGCAAATCGCTCGCTACGAAATGCTTGGCGATGACGGATTTTCGATGGTTGCCGAACTGGCATCAGAGTCTGACCACAAGACGAAGAAAATTAGCCGGTTCAAGTTTTATGTTGAATCGAAACTCGAAGAGGTCAACCGCATGATTGCCCTCGGCACGGACCATATCGACGAAAAGGTCAAGGTCGTAGAGTTCCTGCGTCGCGCAATTTTGATGCACAAGCAGATGATGGAAGACAACGACCTGGAACCGACCGGAATCGATCTCGCTCTATGGGACTCGCTCGACGGCTCGTGGTCATTTGACAAGGTCGATCCCGCCACGCTATGACAACTGTAGGTTTTGCATCGACCGACTGGTCTCGTAGTCTTTTTGATTCCAACGGGATGAATGTTCCTGGTGGGGCAAATTGGGTGCGCTTTCAGCAGGTGCGCCAGCACATGAGTATGCCATCGGCAACTGGCTGGCTCACATGGACCGATGAACACGGATTTGTGATCTCAAACAACAAGGGCGATATCGCTCATAATCTTGACGTAATTGTCATGCAAAGAATTATGTTTGGCGATCTTGTTGACAAGTTGCGCGATTACCGGGAGAAAGAAAACCGAGCCCTAATCATCAACGATCTGGATGACTGGTACTGGGGACTTGACCCGCGCAATGCCGCCTATAAATTGACTAGGCCCGAGAACAATCCAGAAGAAAACATTGACCACTATCAGAAAATCTTGGAGTTGTCTGACATTGTCACCGTCTCCACGCCATTCTTAAAAACGGCGGTAGATAATCTATGCGGCCATAAAAATGTTGTTGTCATCGAGAACCACGTTTCGACCAATCACTTCAATGTTCGTGGATTCAATGGCAAGAGGCCTGTAGTTGGCTGGGTTGGTTCAACCAATCATCGAAGTGGCGACCTTGAGGAATTGTTCGGCATATTCGACAACAGCATCAAGTTTCACCACAGCGGCCACTATGGTGCCGGCAATCCCTTTGCTGACGCCCTGGGCGTAAAGAAGGATCGTGTTGCCAAAAGCCCGATGAGGGCGCCATGGGACTACGCCAGAATGTCGTTCTGTTTTGACATCGGCCTGGCTCCGCTCTCAGACATTGAATTCAACCACGCCAAGTCGTGGATTAAGGCAATTGAGTATGCGGCTGCTGGTATCCCATTTGTTGCGTCACCACGCACAGAATATGTTCGTCTGGTTGAGCAACTGGGAGTAGGCCGTATTGCCCACAGCCCATCCGACTGGGTGACTCATGTCAAGGAATTGCACGACCATGGAACCCGCGTCAATGAAGCGGCCCTACTCCGCAGCCGGGTCGAGGAACTGCTCGACGTAAAGCACATGGCTCGGCTATGGGAATCTGTGATATCTTCTAATCTGTGAGGAAGCGTTCTGCCAAGCAGGAAGCGCTCTACCGTGAGCGCCGGCCATTGGTCAAAAGGCTGCTAGAGGAGCGAGTCTGGTGTGAGGCCTGCCCGATTTTTGCCGAGCATGATGGGCGAGTTACCTATGCCAGGAATCGCTCGATGGACATTCATGAACTGGTCCGCAGGTCGCAGGGCGGGTCAATTCTGGACATCGACAACCTGATCGCCGTGTGCCGCCCATGTCATATTAGAATCGGTAATTATCCTCAGTTGGCATTCGATTTAGGTTTGGCCAAGAGGTCTTGGGAGCAGTAATACCTATTGTGCTACTCTTGACTTGACCAAGGAGAGTCATGGTAGTTCCGCGTCGCACAAACACAGACGATGAAGAGCGGGGTTCTGACGTCGGCAGGCGTCGGCGTCCTGGATTTTTTCGACGCGCTG